TTGGATTGCTACGATTAATTGTATCTCATATGATTTAAGACGTTTGTGATACGTTCGATCTTTTCCATATAATAACCAATAAGTAGTTGATTGCCTTCTTCGTCATCTAACATTTCTTCAACCTTTTGCCAACATCGTTCCAAATGTGTTTTTAACCAAGTAAGTCTTCTTGTTGTTGAATCATCTTGTTCTAAATCAAATCTCATATTAAATAAAAGTAAGTGGGAATTGCCCTCTTTATATACTAAATGTGGCGCTATATGCTTACATAAGCAGATCATGTGCTTTGTTTCATACGGCCCGAAAGTGCCTAAACTATAACTAAGGGTTTATTGCCAGGCGATCGGCGGGGCACCCTATGGGTCGCCGATGTCTGGAATAAACAAATCCCCTTCTGCCCTATCTCAACCATTACTAAACGGTATAGTTTGTGTTTTGCCCCGGCGTGGGGATAAATATTTGCTTGCAAATATTTTTCCATCCGCGCCCATTTTTCCGAAGCACAGAGGGTCCAGCCATATTATTACCTGGACCTTCTGTGCCTGTGCCTGTGGCGCTCGACTTGATCTAAATTAAAAATGAGAAATAGAAATTTCATTTTTACTTACAATAACTATCCCGATACTAAACTCGTTGATGAATTGGACTGCAAGTATATTGCGTATTCTCATGAAGTCGCTCCTACTACTGGCACACCTCACCTTCAAGGTTATGTCTCTTTTCATAACCCTAAAACTCACGCTCAAGCTTGTCGATTACTTCCTGGTTGTCATGTCTTAGTAATGCATGGATCTATTGCTCAAAACGATGTATATTGTACTAAAGTAGGAACCCAAGAATTAGTAGAACGCGGTGAAAAACCTATATCAAACGACAACAAAGGTAGAGCCGAGAAATTACGTTGGCAAAGAGCTAAAGAATTAGCACAACAAGGAAAACTTGATGATATTGATGCTGATATTTACGTTAGATGCTACTCTACCTTAAAAAACATTGCCAAAGACCATGCGACCAAACCAGACGCCAAGGACGTGCGATGTTTCTGGGTTTATGGACCTACCGGAAGTGGAAAGTCTCACGCTGTGGAAACTGCCTTCCCCGGTTTATACAAGAAATGTATGGACGACCTTAAATGGTTCGACTCCTATAATGGTGAAGACGTGGTCTATCTCGAGGACATTGACAAGTATCAAGTTAAATGGGGAGGTTTACTCAAACGCCTTGCAGATCGATGGCCAATGCAAGCTTCCATTAAAGGATCTATGCGATACATTCGACCTGGATATGTTATCGTTACGTCTAATTATCGAATTGAAGAAATTTGGTCTGACCCGCAGACAGTTGATCCTTTGCTTCGCCGATTCGTAGAAGTTGAGAAATTGAATCAGGAACAAGTTATTGACTTTGCCCAATAAAAATGCCTTATGTCAGAAGATACAATCGTTCAAATCGTTATAGCCGCAGTCGGGTTATTACTCGCCGGCGCTCTTACCCTTCATATCGCCGTCCGTTCCGAGTGTCTCGTTATAGGAGAAGATACTAGTGTGTAGTAGTTTTCTAATAAAAATGTATAATCGTCGTGTTCGTGAAAGATATTTTTATGATGCAGTGTCTAAAGGATATACTGCTGCTAGCTTAGCTAGGGTTGCCTGGGACATGTATGATTCGGGTTTTCCAAACAAAAGACAAAGAATGGCTCCTGTACTTATGGAAACCGACACAATTACTAACCAAAAAGGAGGTTCTTTTGCACCTATTAGTGCTGCTGCTGGTACTATGAATTTTTATGCCAATCCTAGATTGAAGAGGACTTTGAAAGGATCTGTGGAGTATTGGGATTATTATAATTATGAAATTGCCTGGCTCAATTCAACTAAAGCCTTTATGCCTATATGTCATATTGGTGTCAGGGATCAGTATATTAACAATTCTAGTGTTGCTAATATGTCTCCGTTTTCTTCCAGAAGATGGTTTGATCTACAAGCAACACAAGGACAACCTGCTAGTAACTTTGTTAATGCGCAGACTGCACCTAATTCTGATTGGATCGGATGTAGCAAAGCTGATATTAAGATGGATTTTATTAATCTTACAACCCTTCCTTGCCAGTTACGTGTTACGTGGTATCGCTGTATGGAAGATACTTCTGTTAGTGCGCTACAAGCTTATAAAACTAGTATAGAAAATAACAAATTGTTTTCTTCTGATTTTGCTACTAATCCTTTGTATGTGTTGGACCCTACTGTAACTGGAAATGAAACTCTTATAAATTATGTTAATCCGTCTGTTGCGATTGCTGAAAATATGACTACTACTCCGTATATTAATCTTTCCTCCCGGAAGCATTTTAGGGAGAAGTATAAAAAGTTATCTAGTAAGTCTTGGATAATGAACGGCGGTTCAACCTATCAGTTGTTTACTAGAGGCGATGTTAATTGTTTTCAAAGTTTTCAGTCTGTTACTGATGGCACTGATCCTTATATGAAAGGATCTGTTGTTTGCATATTAGAATGTCAAGGTCTTGCTTCTCATCTAAAAATTACTGAAAATGGTGATCAATTAGAAGTTGATGGCGCTTCGCTTGCTGCTGGTAGGATTGGAGTTGTTGTGTCAAGACATTTGAATATTAAGGCTTTGACTCCAACCGTTACTAAATGGGATTCCACTGTAATTGGAGTAGGTAGTTTACCTATTCGTGGTACTGTGGAACAAAATCGACAAATTGTCAACTTTGATCTGGCAGCTGGTAATGCTCAACAGGAACAATAAAAACTTATCCGAAAAAAATTCTTTATTTTACTTTGTTTTATTAACGTTTGGATTGCTACGATTAATTGTATCTCATATGATTTAAGACGTTTGTGATACGTTCGATCTTTTCCATATAATAACCAATAAGTAGTTGATTGCCTTCTTCGTCATCTAACATTTCTTCAA